CCACGTCAAGGAGCTGCCCCGGTGCTGTGTCTTTTTCGGCACCACCAACACCAAGGACTTTTTACAGGACCGCACGGGAAACCGCCGCTTTTGGCCGGTGGACGTGGGGGTGGCCCCGGTCACCAAGGGCGTCTGGACGGACTTGCCCGGTGAGATTGACCAGCTCTGGGCGGAGGCCAAGGTCCGCTGGCAACTGGGGGAGCCCCTATACCTCAGCGGGGAGCTGGAGGAGGCCGCCAAGGTCAAGCAGGAGGAACACCGGGAAGTCAGCGCCCGTGAGGGCATCATCATGGACTTCCTGAGCCGCCAGGTGCCGGAGGACTGGCAGAGCTGGCCCCTGGACCGCCGCCGGATGTTTTGGGCGGGCTCCGTGCAGGGTGACATCAAGCTGGTGGACCGTGACCGGGTGTGTGCCCTTGAGGTGTGGTGTGAGGCCCTGGACGGCAGGCAAAAGGATATGCGATACAGTGACACGGCGGAAATCAACAGCATCCTTGAGGCCGCCGCCGGGTGGGAAAAGTCCACCAAGGCCATGCGCTGCGGCTACTGCGGAGTACAGCGTGGCTTTAGAAAAACCGTGTAACATTGCCTGTAACATCGTGTAACATTGGCCGCTGAATGTTACACGGACCCCGTAACATGTTACGCTGAATGTTACAGTCAATGTTACGGCTTAAACCCTTGCGGCGCAAGGCTTTGAGGCATTTTGTAACATTGTAACATTCATTTCCTATTAACCGTAAAACAGAGGATTTAGAGAGTATATAAACCGCCTAAATCGCCTGATGCGTATAAAAGTATAGAAAAACGCTGAATGTTACTACAAGGAGGCGAAAGCGTGAAAGAAAGTCAAATTGAGAGCTACATGGTCCGCAAGGTGAAAGAGCACGGCGGCCTGTGTTTCAAGTTTGTTTCTCCCGGCAATCCTGGTGTGCCTGACCGCATCGTCATCACCCCAGCCGGAAAGACCATTTATGTGGAGCTCAAAACGGAAATCGGGAGGCTGGCCAAGGTGCAGAAATGGCAGCGGAGCGAACTGGAGAAACGGGGGGCGGATGTCCGGGTGCTTTTTGGGATGGACGCCGTGAAAGATTTTTTGAGGGAGGTTTTTGGGGATGCAGTACATACCGCATAACTACCAGGCCTATTGCATCCAGCTTGTGACGGACCTCCCCGCCGTTGGTTTGTTCCTGCGGCCCGGCCTGGGCAAAACCAGCATCACGCTTTCCGCCGTCAACATCCTCAAGTATTTCCGCTGGCAGGTGTCCAAGGTGCTGGTGGTGGCCCCCAAAAAGGTGGCGGAGGCCACCTGGCAAAAGGAGGCGGCACGGTGGGACCACCTGCAACACCTGCGCATCTCCACGGTGCTGGGGAGCACGTCCAAGCGCATAAAGGCCCTCAGCACCCCGGCGGACATCTACGTCATCAACCGGGAAAATGTGGAGTGGCTGGTGGACTACTACCAGCAGGCCTGGCCCTTTGACATGGTGGTCCTGGATGAGAGTACCAGCTTTAAGAACTCCCAGAGCAAGCGCTTTAAGGCCATGCGGCGGGTCCGCCGTTTCATCAAGCGGATGGTCCTGCTGACCGGCACGCCGTCCTCCAAGGGCCTCATTGACCTGTGGGCCCAGGTGTATCTCCTGGACGGTGGTGAGCGTCTGGGGCCTACCCTGAGCGCCTACCGGGAACGATATTTTGACCCGGACCGTCGGAGCCGCACCCAGGTCTTTAGCTATAAGGCCAAAGCCGGGGCGGAAAGTGCCGTGTTGGCGGCGATCTCCGATCTCTGCGTCTCCATGAAAGCAGAGGATCATCTGCAGCTGCCGGATTTCATCCAGCATGAGGTCCCCGTGATGCTGGACCCCAGGTCCAAAGGGGGCTATGACCGCTTTGAGCGGGACCTGTTGCTGGAGGTGGAGGAGGACACCATCACAGCGGGCACCGCCGGGGTGCTGGTGGGAAAACTTTTGCAGTATTGCAACGGTGCCGTCTACAACGACGATGGCAAGGTGGTCCCGGTCCACGATTGCAAGCTGGACGCCTACTGCGAACTGCTGGAACGGCTCGGTGGGGAACCGTGCCTGACCTTCTACGGCTATCAGCACGACCGGGACCGTATCCTGGAGCGGTTAGACCAGTACAACAAGGGCCGCCGGGACAAGCTGCGGGCGCGGGTCTACCGGTCAGCGGAGGACGAAACGGCATGGAACGCCGGGGAAGTGGATGTGCTGCTGGCACACCCGGCAAGCTGTGCCTATGGCCTCAACCTCCAGACCGGCGGTTGCCATGTGGTGTGGTACGGCCTTAACTGGAGTTTTGAACTCAACGACCAGGGCAACTGCCGGCTCTACCGCCCGGGCTCTCCCTACGACAAGGTTTTTGTGCACTACCTGGTGGCCCAGGGCTGCCAGGATGAGGATGTCATGGCGGTGATCCGGGAGCGTGCCAATACCCATGAGGCGGTGATGCAGGCCCTAAAGGCCAGGATACAGAGAGCGAGGGAGGAGCAGGTATGACGAACGAAGAGAAAAAAGCCTGGCTGGGCCGCTATCGCCTGGCTGGTCTGGAGGTCCAGCGGCTCACCGAGGAGATCGCTCGATGGGAGACCCAAGCCACCACCCTGACAGCCCGGTATGGAGGCAGCCCGGGTGGCGGCACAGAAGACCCCCTCCAGCGGTCGGTGGAAAAAATACTGGAACTACGGGACGAGTTAGCCCGGCAACTCCAACGTCAGCTGACCCTCCGCCAGGAGATCGAAGAGGCCATCGCCGGGGTGGAGGATGGGAGGTTGCGGGAGTTACTGCGGCTGAGATATTTGCATGGGTGGACCTGGGAGAGGGTGGCGGAGCGGCTGAAATGTAGTCAACAATGGGCTCATAGATTGCATATTGATGCAACGCAGCATATAAGGAGCCATATCTAAGATTAATACATGGATTTTGAATAAAAACTGCAAAAATAGCACATAAAAGTATTGATTTTTCAAGTTAAATGCTGTATTGTAAGGGGTAGAAAGGTGGGATCGCTGTGCTTGTTTCGTTTACTGTTCAAAATTATGGTTCGATCTATGAGCCGATCACCATTGATCTGGTCAAAGACAGGGCAACCTGGAAAAAGTCGCAAACGATAGATAAAAGGGATCTTTTACCGGTTTTTGGGATTTATGGAGCAAATGCTTCGGGGAAAAGTACATTACTACAGGCGTTTAATTTCCTTGTTCGGTTTGTTCTAGGACGTATGGGGATTAGAAATAAAGGAGATAGGATACCATATAATCCGTTTGTTTTTGCGGATGAGGCAATGAAAACACCATCGGTGTTTACAGTGGAATTTGTTGCCAACAAAATTTTATATGAATACACAATAGCGTGTGATGCCGATATGGTGGTCTACGAACACCTATATAATTGGCCAAAGGGACGAAAAGCACTTGTGTTCAAGCGAGAAAAACAGAAGTTTACTTTTGTTGGTGCAGACAGTGAAAAACAGCAGCGACCTTTGGCAGAGCGGACACTGGAAAATCGCCCATATCTTTACACCTCTAATGAGTGGAATCTATCATTAACTGAAGATGCTTTTCTTTGGTTCCGAAATGTACCAGCTATCGATCTGAAGGGTATAGGTTGGATGGGTCCAACTTTTAAGGATCTGGAGTCTTCCAAGTGGAGGACCATGATACTTGAAGAACTAAAATATGCAGATTTTGGTATTTCAGATATTATAAAAGAACCGGAAGATGAAAAAGATGTGCTTACAATTCCGCTGAAAGGATTAGATCCCGAATTGCGGGCAGCTATGGGTATTCCAGATAATATAGGTAATGAGGGGAAAGTGAAATTTGGAAGGACAGACCGAAGAAAAGTACAAACAGTGCATTGTGTGAACGGAAAGACGGTATATCTGGGTTTAGAAAAAGAATCTGATGGAACGAATAAATATTTGTCTTTGATGAGTGGTATTCTTCGTGCATTAGAGGAAGGCAGGGTGTTGTTGATAGATGAATTTGAAGCCTCCCTTCACCCCCTTCTGGTGAGGCATATTGTTGAACTTTTCCAGGACCCGGAGCGAAACACCGGTGGAGGGCAGTTGGTTTTTGTGTCCCATAACACCACGCTGTTGGACCTGGATCTGCTGGAGCGGTGTCAGATTGGATTTGTGGAAAAGGATCCAGATAGTGGCGCTACTGATTTGTATACCTTAGACGACATCAAAGGTGTAAGAAATAACGAAAACATTTCAAAAGGCTATTTGCAGGGACGATATGGTGCAATACCTTTTATGACATAATAAGGAGATGCTGCTATATGGAAAGGAATGTCAAAAGGAGAAAGCAACGTTTAAAAATACCATGTTTCTTTCTTGTAGTGGAGGGCAGAAGTGAGAAGACCTACTTTGCAAATTTTTCAAGAAGAAATTGCCCAGTGAAATCCTTTGTTGCACCTAGTGGTGATCCAGTCGGCTTGGTCAGGCAAGCGATGACCCTGATAGAAAAAGGAAGGGTCGATTTAGATGATCAGGATGAAATGTGGTGTGTTTTCGATCGGGATAATAACAGCCAGGATAGTATTGATGATGCAGTAACAATAGCCAGAAAAAACGGGTTCAACATCGCTTTCTCCAATCCATGTTTTGAGATATGGTTGTTATGGCATTTTGAAGATACTTTTAGCTGTAGAGAGATCAGTCAAAATTTAGTAAAAGAACTGAAACCTTATTTGGGCGAGTATTGTAAAACAAAAGACTATTTTGATTCCCTTAGCCCTAACACAAACGATGCGATTTCTAGGGCTAAGAGGGCGAAAGAAATGCTCTTACAAAATGGCAAAAAAGAATTTACGAGAGAATTTAATCCTTCATCCAATATTTATGAACTGATTGAAAGGATGCGATCTTTTCAATCAGTTGATAGAAGTTGATACTCCATCCGTGCTATACTATACCCTAGAAGATCTACAAAAAGCCCCCGCCCACCCGCGGGGGCCTTGTCATGCCCCAAAGACCACAGAAAGGAGGCTCCCATGGCAAAACACCCCGGTGGAAGACCGTTTAAGTACAAGACCGCTGCCGCTCTCCAAGAGGGCGTCGAAGCATACTTCCGTGCCTGCCAGGGGGAGGTCCTCCGGGACAGCGCGGGGGCTCCGGTGCTGGATAAACACGGGCGGCCAGTGGTGGTAGGCGCAAAGCCCCCCACCGTCACCGGGCTTGCCCTTGCCCTGGGCTTTGCCAGCCGCCAGGCCCTGCTGAACTATCAGGGACGGCCACAGTTTAATGACGCCATCACCCGGGCAAAGAGCCGGGTGGAGGAGTACACCGAAGGCCGCCTCTTTGACAGGGACGGCGCAAGGGGGGCCCAGTTTTCCCTAAAAAACAACTTCCCCGGCTGGAGGGACAGCCCCGAAGGGCGTGCCGAGGGAGACGACAGGGGGGTGCGGATCATTGACGACCTGTAGGCTCTCTGAACTGCTGGCCCCGCCCTT